GTCTCCTCTGCCTTTTCCTTTGCGCACCGGAGCCCGGTCGCCGCCAGAATTTTATCCTGCGCCTGCGTCAAGAGCTCGTCCCGGTGGGCAAGGATAAGCACCTTTTTGCCCTGCTGGACGCACTCTTTTGCCACATTTGCGAACACCACCGTCTTACCACACCCTGTGGGCAACACGAGCAGGGTTTTGTTATTGCCCTGCTCCCACTCTTTGTGTATTGCCCGGCAGGCCTCGACCTGATAAGGTCTGAGCTCCATTTTCAAAATGCCCCGGCTGTAAATCCTTTCCCGGCAGCTGCAGAGGGGGTGCTGGCTGCCTTTTCGGGATCTACAAAATATTTCACATTGTTGTATTGTTTGCCTTTCCATTCCCGGGGGGCGAGATGGACAACCCCGGTTGATCCCGGTACATCATTCCAGCGCATTTTCAATTTTTCGCCATGCTTTTTCTGTCCGATGGCAATGAAAAACTGAGACAGCGTCCATTCCTGTTTTTCGTGTAAAAATAAATTGTTTTGGACTTCCACGTCGCCGTCTTTGTCATGGACAATCAGGTGGATAACGGCCTTCCAGCATGGCGGGATCTTTTCGGATCCTTCATGACGCGACCGGTCATAAGACTTGACCGTAAACGGATAATCACCTTCCGGCAGGAGGCGGTACTGACCGCCGCCCTCCTGCTCAATCTCACTGTCCCATTCAAGGGCCTTTCCGTCTGTGTCTGGCACTGCCGTCCCAAATTTATCAAAATCTGACATTTTTATTTCCTCTTTTCCGCCTTAAAAAGGCACTCTAACTTTAGAAATGATAAATCCTTTGATCTGATCCCATGCCCCGATCAGGACACCCTCGATAAACTCCGGATCATACGCAGAGATCTCGGTGTCCTCCGGGTAGTATCCCCGCAGACTTACCGCTTTTTTGATCTCCTCATCCGTAACCTTGTCCAATGTCATGAGATCGGCCAGCTTTTTAAGCACTGGTGCATTGGGAAGCGTTGCTGCAATCTCCGGCGGTACCGGCTCAGGCTCCGGAGCAGGTTTCGCCTTCTTTGCCGGGGCAGGCTTTGCCGGCTCTTTTTTTGTCGTGGTTGGCCATTGCTCAGCCGGTATTGGCTGTTGCACCGGGGCTGGCTCCTCTCCCGATGGGGAGATATACTCCGGAGTCCCGGGGATACAGCGGGCAATCTCCGTAAAATCAAACGGCAGCTCAGGCGGCAGATGATGCCGGTTTTTTGCATCCCACGTGGCAGTGTGCTCCGTATACATGACACGCTTGTTCCCGACCGCCTTTTTTTTGAGGCCCTCCGTGATAATGTTGGTCTTGTAATTGGCAAAGAGCAGCATGTCTGCCCACTCCTTGACGATGGCAGCCGTCTGGTTGGTGGTCTTTTTATTGAGTTTCAGCTCCCACCTGTCATAAGCGCCCATTTCGTCCGGCTGCTCAAATTTGCGGATTGTCGCATGGGCGTTCATGACTATGTTGACGCCTTTGCCGATCGTGATATTAAGCACCTCCAAAAACCGGGCAAACTCCTCCAATAAGTAGGTGTAACCGGCGCCATAACCAAAATCCTCGATACCTTTTTTGTGATGCTGCCCGCATATATAAGCAATGCACAGACGCTCCGCCCAATCGACCGTATCAATGACCAGCGTCTTGCATACGCTTGGAGTGCTGTTGACCTCCTGCACCACTGATACCAGCGCCGGCCATGTAGTGATGGGATCTGAGATCCGACGGACAGAGAGATTGCCTGTGCTCCCTTCGATATCCAAAAACAACGGATCCGGAAATTTGCTGGCAAATGTACTTTTACCAATCCCCTCCGGCCCATACACCACAACTTTTTGAGCCCGTGGCAGGACTCCTGATGATATTTTCATTTCTTAAAATGCTCCTTTCACAAATTTTGGGACGGCCGGCGTAATCCCGGCGGTCTGGCCCTTAACCATGCCGTCCTCGATGATGATGCTGCACTCATCTCCGGTGCTTACCCGGGTGGCAATCACTTGCAGTCCCGCAGACTCGAGCCACTGGCCAAACTCCTGCAGGCTGTCAGTGTCCATCTGCTCCAGCTTGTCCATCAGCACAAACCCGCACTGCGGGTTGAGCTTATGGACGATTGCTGTGGCAATTTTGAGCTGATCAGATCCGCTGATGCCGTCCCATGGGATGTTGTTGTATGTCAGCTTGCCGTCCTTGACAGACAATCCTGGGAGCGGCAGGTCTGCATGATCAAGTAGTGCCGACCGTTCATCCCGGATTTTTTCAATCTCTCCGGACAGTCCCTCGTATTCCTGCTTGAGGTTTTCGGCTTCAATCTCTGCTGCTTCCCGGGCGGTGTTTGCCCGGACTTTGATGTTGATCTCTTCAATCTCATTGAGATTTTTTTCAAGTTCCGCGGTGCTTTCATCCTGCAGATTTTCAGCCGACTTTTTCGCAATCGCGGCATTTTTTTCGGCCTCTTCAAATTTTCTCTGTGCTTCCGCGAGAGCTGCCCGGGCGGAGGCAAGCTCCCGCTCATAGCGCTCAGCGCTCTCACGCTTACGCTGATTATTAGCGTTAATTCCCATGATTTTTTGCTGCTGTTTGATCAGGTCTGATGCAGAGATCAGCTCCTTGGGAACATTGGGATAGGACGCCATATCAGCCGCTGCCTTAGTCTTGCGGTCGGCAATCCGGCCGACCTCTGTGCGCTGGCTATAGAGCTGGGACTCTTTGGCGTCAAGAGCCTGCAGCTGATCACCAACTCCGATGACCTGCAGGAGTGTCTCGGCCTTGTCGCGGTCGGACGCCGCCATAAATTTGGGGAGATCCAGCGCAAGCTGAGACACAAACTCATCTAACAGCCGCTGCCCGCCCTTGTTGCCCTCCGGATCAATCACCTTAAGAGCGCTGTTGGCTCCGCGTCTCTCGACGATCAGTCCGTTAGACAGCTCTATATGGAGATTGGGCGGTACCAGAGCACCGTCACGCCCCGGGGCAGACGGTGCAAATTTGCTCCCTCCGAGTGTCCATGCGATAGCGTCCAGCACGGATGTTTTCCCCTGGCCGTTTTTGCCTCCGATAATCGTGAGTCCCGCTGCCGAGGGTGTCAGACTGACGGCCTTGACCCTCTTGACGTTCTCGATGTTCAGCTGGCTGATTTTTACTGTCATTCCTGATACCCCCATCCATTGTTAACCAACCTCTTCAGGACTGCCCCAGGCCGGAATTTTGCGGCGGTGTGCTCGGGCACGTCCATCATCTCAAGTGTTTGTGGATTAACTACCGTATGGAGCGGCACTCGCACCGTGTAAAATTTCCCAAAACCCGTGAGGACGACGGACTCCCCGTCAGACAGGACGATTTGGATAGCGTCCAGCACAGCCTGCAGGGCGGTCTCGGCATCATGTTTTTTGTATCCGGGGCGCTGTTCCATAATGATATTTACCAGTTCATTTTTGTTCATTTTTTTTTGCTCCTCTCAAATCCTATGCAACCCACGGCATCCAATGATACGGCCAGTGCCATCCCTGATAGGGGCACCGGGGACAAAAATATCTTTACGCCCTATAAGAGCCAGAGCGGTTGTGCTTGGCACTACATATACCACTCCGGGATGGGGGGCCGGAAATTCAATCTCGTCCCCTGTTCCGTCTGCTTTTTGGAGATACGCTTGTCCATATGCGCACCGGGCGATATACTTAGCCCGGGTGATAGTGACATTCGCAATCGTTACATTATGCGTTGTATAGTTGATTATGTCTCCGCAAATTTCTTCCATTTTTTTACTCCTTTTCATGTGCGTTTTAAGATCCACCATGGCTTTTTTCTTTTTTTCCTTCCGCATGATGCCATGGCGTAGTCTTCCGCTTAATTTCCGCTCGAGATGGTATGGTAACGATAACAGCCCCCACACCGTGGTCCGCTTTTGCGATCCGGTCCGCAAGCTGTTGTAAGGCCATCCTTGCGTCCTCAGGGGAATCATATATTTCCGCGACGCTCGAGCGTGTCTCTGCAGCTCGGT